ATGACCAATGACACCACGAAAAAGGTCCAGCCCGCCAAAGCGGCCGTGGCTGACGCGCCCTACGACGTCATCTATTTCGCGAAGAAACACCGCATTTCCAACGAGGATGCCAAGGACATCATCGAAAAACACGGCGCCAATCGCAAAGAGGCGGACAAGGCCGGCCGGCGTATCAGCGTCTAGGGCAGAAAATAGCCTCGCAGGCGTTCAAATGCTAAAGTCTTTATTTGATGCATGTCGTTGTCCCAAAACCGCTGTATGGTTTTGGGCGAGATGCAGCAGCCTCTATAGCCTTTGCGTCTGGTTGCGATGCCACGATGCAACAGCAACGGACGAATTAACCCTACTGGCTTACCTTAATATCAGCATGCGCTTGAATACGTCGGCTCCTATGCCATCGTAGCGTCACGATAACACTTCTGGTTCCTGAAGCAGCTCGCCGGAACCGTGGCCCGCTTTTCTTGCGGAGAGGCCGGCTTGCCTTCATAGGGCCCGAGCTCAATCGAATGGAGGGTATGCCGTGAATAACGTCTTGGAATTTCGTCCAAAAAGCCCGCATGTCGAAAGCCTGTCCGACTGCCGGGAAGCACTTGAACCTGCCGTGATGAAGATCGTCAGCGACGCCATCGGCAGGGGATACACGGCTGCGGAAGCCGCCATGGTGGTTGCCGATATCGCCGACGATTACATCCTCATGCTGTCGCGGCAACCACGGCGTTGACGGCTTTGCGGGCGCGCAGCTGTTCCTTCGTGAGCCATCGCAGGTGCTGGGGTCGGCGGATTGCAGTGTCTTCAAGGGGTGAAGCTCTAAAACCGGAGTCGGGAGCGACAGACAGCTTTGCCCGCTGCCGATAGCCGGGAGCAAAGTCCTTCCGTAACTGCTTGAAGTGGACCGCGCAGCAACTGCAGGGGTAGCAGTGGTACAGGAGACGAGACCTGCCGCGCGATCCGCCGGCAAAACCCCTGATATTGTCGGAAGTTCCCCGGCGGAGATGCCACGCCACGATCCCGGAAATTCCTCCGAGGGATCATCGACAACCTGCCCGGGCACGTTGCGACCGTCACACCGATAAGCTCCCGCCGGGCGAAAGCCGACAAGCACATCACAACGCCAACGAAAAACCCCGCCGGAGCGGGGCTTTCAGCGGATCCAAGTGGAGTAAGCCGAAGATTCGGCCGACATCTTAAACAAGATCGATCATTTCAGAACCCCGCAAAAGCACCCCTTTCGCGAGCGTCAAGGCGCTGCTCTGTTCCGCTCAATCTTTGAATCATTGCCGTAATGTAGCGTGTAATGATCACCTACAACGTCTTCTGTGCCCTCGCCATCTAACGCCACCTTGGCTGGCGCGGCGGAGCATTGGCCTGGATTTCATGCAGCGGCGCCCTCGACCCGAGAAGTTTCTTCAGCTTCTTCTCCTCGGCCGGGCCGATGCCGAATTTGCGGCAATGTTCCGCAACATCGTGCTCTCGCGGGCCGGGAATGCGAACTTGGCGATTGCTCATGCTCTTCATGTCTGCTTCCTCCTGCGAGGAAAACCAGCAGGGCGCAGATTTGTTCGTTGGCGACGTCTAAAATTTAGGGGTTTGTTTGCCTCGGTTTGGGCTGAGTGCGTCTGCTGACGCCCTGGTGCTCGCCGATCAATTGATCTTCAACCAATGCCGAAGCGCCGCCACCGCGCCATCGCTCGCATAGGCGATCATCCCGCCGATCGTCAGGCCGGCGAAGGCGATCAGGCCTGAAATGCCATAACCGATCGATTTCATCCGTTTCCACTCTTCAAGCGCCGGCGCGACCACCTCCTGGTTCTTCTCGACGGTTTCCTTGAGGCACTTGATCTCCTCGCGGATCTGCGCATCCGCGCCGACGGTGATCGCCATCCTGGTATCGAGGTGGGCGATCTGCCTGGCCTGCTCGTCGAGCCGCTTGTGGATCACGGCGCGGCTGTCGTGGGCACTCACCTTTTCGTCGCTGACCTCGTTGCGGAGAAGAGCGACGTTTTCCTCGATGCCTGTCAGCCTGCCTTCGACACGGCCGAGCGCGCGGAGGATATCGTCGTTGGATGTCATCTCTTTCAGTGCTCGCCTAGGGGTAAAATTTCAGCTTTTCGGATTGCGGCAAGCGGCTGACAAATCGCAAGATCCCTTGCAGCACCGGATGGACGTAAGACGAAACGTCGAGGTTCATGCCGTGGGCGAGCAGCGCCGCATTGTCCTGGACATTGGTGGCAAAGACTTCAATGACCTTATAGTCCGCCGTCCCATCGCCGTTGTCGACGCGGTCGTAGGTGGTTCTCGATGTCCAAAGACCAGGCTGATATTCGAACATGATGCGAGTGCCGTTCGGAACCGAAGCCGGCAGCTTGATCGTGTCCCACGTCGTCACGCCGTCCTGATTTCCAGGATGCCCGACGACGTTTCCGAGCGGGAACATTTCAGCGGCCGGCGACTTCGTCGGATCGGTGTCTGCCGTGAAGGCAAGCAACTGATCGATGACCTTGGCGTAACGAGAACTTGCCTTGATGGTGTTGTTCACCGTCGCCAACGTGGTTGTCCATAAGGCGGGAACGGTATAGCCCGCGACCGTCCGGCCGCTGTCCGACGAAGCGGTCATTGTCGGGATTATGGTGACGCCGACGACATGGATGCCCGCCCCATAGCGCGTCTTGACGCGGTCGACCAAGCCGAGCTTGGCGTTCGACCATGTGCTTGACGTGGCACTGTTATCGTTGCGGCCGGACTGATCGAGAACGAACGTCCAGATATTCTTGCCGCCGTTGTATGTGTCCCGGATCGCATCGATCATGGCCCAGCGCTTGGTTGCCGACGTCGCCAGTTCCTGCACCGACTTCGAGCCGGGGACGCCCATGACGAGGGGTATGATACTGCCCCATACCGGATCTCGGACATCAAGCCAGCGCAGCCACATGCCCATATTGCGCCTGGCATCGGCCGTGGCGGCAATCTCCTGACGCTCGATGAGGCTATCGGACAGGACCATCGGAACCGGCCGGCCGTCCCACCCCTTGGCCAGAACCATTGCAGGGCCATAGGCAAGAGGCTGCGAGTTGCTCTCATTGCCGACCGTATTATAGAACGTATCGCGGGCTGGCGTGCTCGCCCCGTTCGCCAGGGCCAGCGCCCGAATGGACGCCAGATCGGCGGCGGCCCAATATTTTTCGCCCCGATGGCGCTGGCAGCGATAGCCGCCAATATAGGTCTGCCCGACCGTACCGTGCCACACCGTTCGGATGCCGAAGACAGACCAGGCCGGCAGGGCGCTTGGCAGCGTCACCTGCCCGTAGACAATGCCGGTCGACGCCGTGACGGTCGCGGCCGCGTTGCCGCCGAAGAGTACGGGGTATTCCGTGCCGTTCGGATGGATGAAAAACACCTCATCGATCGCAATATCGGCATTCGGCAAGATCGTCTCTTGCGGCGCAAGGTTGCCCTCCGTGCAGCCGAAACCCACAAAGGGAATCAGGAAATCGTTGGTTTCGTAGTCAGGTGAGCCGAAGAACAGCTTCGAACATTGATAGTTCAGGTCGGCCGCGTAAGTTTGCGTGAAACCGGCCGGCCAGCGAGTGCCGGTGGCGGCCGGCATATAGCGGCTGGCATCCGGCACCCATGGCGGAGGTATCGCAAGGGCCCCGCCCATCGGCTTCGTCAGGGCAAGCGAGATGGCATTCATCATCGGCGTGTTCCGTATCTGCTGGTGAGGTCGTCGTAGAATTGAATGGTGCGCCCCTGGCGGGCGTTGGCACGGTCCAGCGCCTGGCGCTCGCGGGCGAGGATGGCGATGACAGGCTCGCCTTCGACAACAGGCGCATGCGTTTCCTGCCGGCGGAGATCGTCCGGCAACGGCGGCAGAGAGACGCCGGCCGCCGCCTGCCCCTTCGTCACCGCCGCCTTGTTCAATCGCTCAGTGGCGGAGCAGCCACTGACGATCAGCAGCAGTGACAGCGCAAGCGCGGTTCTTTTCCGAAAGCTGAAGCTCATAGGATTGGATCTCGATTTCGAGTGTGTCTCTGGCGGCCTGCTCGGCGGCCTCGGCCGCAGCGAGGCGCTTGCGGTGCTCTTCGCCGGCCTTGGCCGCCGCGTTGCGCTGCCGCTCCATCTCGGCGGCTCTCGCTTCCGCCGCGCTCTTCTCGGCCAGGAGGACGTAGCCGGCGCGCGCCTGCCTTGCGGCCGAGGGATAGCCGATCGAGACGGCATAGAGGTGATAGAGCATCAGGCCACCGGCGATGCCGGCGCCCATCTTGAGCGTGTCGAGGATGGAGAGCATCAGATGCCCTCGAGGCAGAACTGGCGCTCTTTCTGCCGTCGCCTGGTGAGGCCGGGAAAGACGATGCCGGCGGCGCGATTCCACTTCAAAAGCCCCTCGCAACCTTCGGCCGCCCTGCCCTGGTTGATGAGCCTGACCGCGCTCGAACCGCAGGCCGCCTTGACGCCGACATTATAGGCAAAGGAGGTCAGCGCCACGAAACGCGCATCCGGCAGGGGCACGCGCACGCAGCTTTCGATGCCGCTCGCATAAGTCTGCAGTTCCAGCGCCAGGAGCGCCTTGCACTGCTCCACCGTCTTGCGGTCCCCCGGCTTCACGCCATTGGTGCTGCCATAGCAGATCGTCCACGGCTTCCCTTGCGTCGCCGGATCGGGATAGGCATTCTGGCGCAATCCCTCGAACGATCCGACGAGCGCCACGGCCATGGCCGTGGCGGCACTACTCTTCTGCAGGCGGTTTGCCATTCAGGTCTCCTGAGATTTTCTGCTGGAGGAAGATGCGGGCAATGATCGCCGCTGCGGCCAAAAGGCCCGTGGCCACCGACATGGCGAGCTGGATGTAAATGTTGCGGGATACCCAGGTCGCGGCGACGAAGCTGTAGACGGGCTCAATGACGATGAAGAGCAGCGCCAGCGACATGAGGCGCACCGACCAGGCACGCTTCAGCACCTCGCGCCAGTTATGGACGAGCATGGAGGGCTCCGGATTGTGAATACGGCAAAGCACCCGTCTCGAAGGAGACGGGCGACGGGGCTTGGTTATCCAGTAAGGCTACACGTTCAACGAACGCTACGGGTACTCGGATAGATCCGATCACGAAGCCTGAATATCGGCTGCTCGATGTATTTGTAGGACAGGGCCGCCAACAGCAGCGTTATTGCAGTGAAAACCCAGAACTCAGTGAAACCATGCAGTTGACGTTGGAAGCCAAAATTTGGCTCCAGCCAAAGCGGCGTCACGACGAAATAGAACGTGTAGTTCACGACCTGGTGATAGACATAGCCACCGTAGCTACGCTTGCCTATGAACACTAGGATAGGATTTTCCATCACCTTCGCTGCGGTTTTCGCCCTGCCAATAGCCCAGAAAAATATCAACGATGCGGCGATCATATAAACTGGCACATCGTTCAAACTACTCCGAAATATGAGTGTCCCTTCGCTTATCTCCGTCAATGACAACAGACAGAGCGCGGCGATGCCAACCAACATTATAGCGGTGAAACAGCGCAGCATTGTGGGCGTAACCCGGCGTGTCGAGGTAATGATGGCGACCGCTGCGCCGGCGGCTAGTGAATCCAGATTTCCGAGTGTTACTAGGACATTCGCCTGCCCAAGATCGGCCCACCAGGCAAAAGCGCGCCAGCCGATCGCTAGGGGAAAAGCCGCTAATAGAGAGATCTTCCACGCGTTCGGCCGAAGAAAGATGACTACTGGCGCCCAGAACAAATAGAACTGCTCTTCAACCGCAAGCGACCACCACGGGGCGGCTGGTCCATAAGTTCCGATATCGCTTCTAAGCAAGACATTCGAGAGATTCTGCACGAAGAAGATGTGATAAATTACGTCTTCCCGCACAGTGTCATCCAGTCCTATGCCGATGACAAATGCGAGAGCCAGATAATAGATGGGCTGGATGCGGAAGAATCGGCGTCCATAGAAGCCTTTGATAAGCTGTAACCCTTCAACCTCACGCCTTTGGCGCGCTAAGTCGACGAGTATTCTCGTTATAAGAAAACCGCTGATTACGAAGAATATCAGGAGCCCGTCTCGCCCCCAATTGGCGACTTTGTTGAGATAGGGAATTGGTTGCCAATGAGCCACCAGCACCAAAAGTAGCGATATTGCTCTAAGTCCATCTAAGCCGCGTATGCGACCGCGAGCCTCTATTCCCAACTCTCGATGTGCAGGAGCATCCAACGTCCAATCCCTTCGTCTCTCGGCGGAATAGCGCAATTCTGCCGGGATTGAAAGCGCTCGCAAACGTTATCCGCGTTGTATGCGGCGCATCACGATAGCCACTTGATGTTGCTTGCTGCCGCTATGGCCGCCTCTGCATCCGCTGCCGCGTCGATCAAGTTCTTAGTCCCGAGGGCGTGGCCTCGATCGCAGTCCCGGTCGTCTGCCAGGCGGTAAAGCTTGCATTGATGACATTCGCGACCTCTGCGGTCGATGCTCCCGTGATGCCGATCTCGGCCACGAGCAACGGATAATCCTCGTCAACAGGTGCGGCCGCGTGCAGATAGGCGCCAGCCTGATCGGCCTTGTCTGCATAGGTCAGGGCTTGGGCCGGCGCCGGCCGTGACTTATTCTAGGCGCTCGGTCTGGGCCGCCGCGTCGATCGCCGCTTTAAGCGCTGCCTCAACGCCAGTAGATTGACCACGCGGCCCTCCGCGATGGTCGGGCTGAAAAGGAGCTAGAGTTAAAATCGCACGGCACGACGGCATCGAGGCCGCGTATGATGCGCTCGATACAGTGCGGGACGCGGTACGTCCCAAATTCGATGCACTTACAAGCCGATTTAAGTGCGATATTTGACGACTTTCGCCGGTGAACCCACCGCGATCGCATAATCGGGAATATCGGCCGTAACGACAGAATTTGCTCCGATCACTGCACCCGCCCCTATCGTGACGTTCATCAGTATTTTGGCACCCGCACCAATCCAGACATCATCACCAATTTCAACAAAACCGATTTCGGCCTTCTGAAGTCTGATCGGTACGTCTCGCCTCATACCGTGGCCGTGATCGATGATCTGGACATCGGAACCGATCAGCACATCATTGCCGATGGATATGCGGTTCTTGGCCGTGATGATGTTGCGCCGGCCGATTACGGTGTTGTTGCCAATGAAGACTTTGGGCTCTGGCATTGTAAGTTGAAAGAACGTCTGATCTTGGATGGTGACGTTATCGCCGACTTCAAGGACGGCATGGCCGACCAGGCGGAACTCAGCGCTGCGCTTCACCACGAGATTTTCGCCGGCGGCGGTGAAGTAGCGGAAGCGCTTATAAGCAGTAACGAGCCGCTGGATTAAGCCGCCTCGATTGCGATATGATGCCTTGTCGACCTGTGCCATTTCTACTCCTGGCGTGATGGCAGCATGTCAAACACAGGTGTGGAGCTTATTCAAGAGCTCCTTCCGCAAGGGAAATGGAAACCATCGGTCCAGATCCAGATGCTGCCGGTAGAGCCGGCCAAAACCATGCGAATTTGCCGACTTGTATTTGTCCATATCTCCTGCGATCCCACTGCGAAACCGCTTGCCAATTGGATAGTGCCGACGTTGGCGCCGTCAGTGCCGGCGCCTGCAACAAGCGCACCTTGTGCAGGATCGGATAGCAGAGCTGCGTTAGTCGTTGCCGACGATGTGAACTCGAAACGCAGCTTCGCCTTGGCCTTCAGCCCATTTGGCACCGTCAGCGCCAGGAGAGCCGAAGTAGTAGAAATAGCGGCGCTGACAGCGTCCTTGACCGGCGTCACGAAAGTATATTCGTCACGAGGATACAGGATAAACGGTCGAATGTTCGAGCTGGCATCTGTCAGCACCACGCCGATGCATTTGACGATGGTGTAGCCGGTGAGCAGCGCCGTGTTGACTCCGGCGATCGTCGCAGAGGTCGACAGCACGACATCGAACGACTGATCGTCATCCTTGCGCAGTGCATACGTGAAGTAGGTGGCGCTTGCCGCAACAGAGCCCGTGTCGAGACCGGCAGCGCCGGGCCCGGCCGCGAACGTCCCATTTATCCGCTTTGTGATCGACGACGAATTGGAAACGAAGCTTGATCCCGACCGAGCGGAGCCGGCCGCGAAGTCGACGTGGGTGTTCGGGCTGCCGCTGTTGTTCGAAAGGATGAGCCCGACAACGAAGTCACCCACGGCGGAACTGTCGGCTTTGCTCAGGAGCCTTGTCATCAGCTTATTCGAAAAGAAGGCGGACCCGCTGCAGATAATGAAGGCAGAGTACCCATCCGGAACGACGAGCGTGGCCGTGCCATCGATCGTCTCCGAGCCATTCGGAACGATCGTCACATCGCCGCCATCGGCAATAACGGCATAGTGCCAGTTGGCGCCGAGGGTCGCGGCTGCGGTCAGGGTCACGGTCGCGTCCGCCGTGAAGCGATGGACAGCGTTGTCGTCGGACGCAAGCACTGTGTAATCGCCTGATTTGGCCACATAGACCATGCCCTTATCGAACGCGACGTCGACGCCGTTCTGCGAGAAGCCAAGCAGGCCGCCGCCCTTCAGATAGAGACCGGTCTGCGGGGTCGAGGCGAAGCCGACACCCGGGGCGGACACCGTTCCGCCTGCGGCCTTGAGGGGTGCGACCATCGGCGCCGAGCCGTCGCGCGGCAGCGAGTTGGTGATTTCGTTGCCGAGGTCGGTGGTCAGTGCGTTCCATGGCACGGGGTCGATGACCTGGCCGACAGAGGGTGTCGTTCCGGCGGGCTTTGAATAGACGCCGGTTGAAGGATTCCTGGGCATTGATCGTCTCCAAAGAAAAAGGCCCCGCGCATGCGAGGCCATTGGTGGTGTCTTGCAAGGCGGCTGCATAGGCGACTGTATTCGCACCGAATGAGCATCGCAGAGATCGACAGCCTCGATCGGCCACCTCAAGATCGCGGACATGGAAACGCACCCGTCTCTTCAAAAGGCGGGCACTGGAATCTGTTCGCTGTTGAGATCGTGCAGTTGGAGAAACGGTGGCTTCGAAAAGTTCACCCGTTTTCCGCGTTCTTTTCTGCCCTACGTCGGGCTATCGCCTCTTAAATAAAAGGTCGGCTCCGTAAGCATCCGTTTTGCTGCCGGTGACGCCGCTATTGCGGCCGTCGAACCTGGCGATAAGATCGAAGCCCATTCGACCAGCTATCGCAGTCAACGACGCCTCTGAAATGGTCTGATGCGGGTAGCGGATATTGACGTCCTCGAACCCTTCAGGAATCGGCCCAGCGCCGTTGTCAAAGAGCCTGGATCACTGGACACTGAATGCCTTCCGATTGGAGAAACAATTCCGCGCCAGATAAGCATACCGTCCCGTCCTGCCGAGAGCATCGCTCCATAGCCGTTCAGGATCGGCCAGATATTGAAGCGTTCCGCTGCTATAGAAGACATCGTATCCATCGGGCAGTTGATCAGAATGCGATATCGATGGCCGCAGCGCCCTCGATGCATCCGACATTGCCTTAGTCTCGACCACGGCAAACGACCACGAAGGGAACCGCCGTTGCAGGACGGCACACATCTCTCCGGCTGAACCGCCGAAATCAACGAACCGGCCAGAGGGCATGTCGAAGGTCTGGAGCAGTTCTTCTGGCGGCTTTGCGTAGGAATCCTCGTCGCCGACGATCTGCCGCGAGCGCGCCACCCTGAAAGCCGTAAGATCCCGCGACCCGTACTCTGCGCTGGCCGCTGCCGCGTGGGCCCAAGATCTATATCGCCTTTCCCGCGTATGCCACTGATAGGCGGCGATAATTGCAGATTTCGGTAATACCGCTTTGAGGAGCTTCTTGATCATAAGAGGCATCTACAACTTTGCCCTTCAGTTTGGAAGAGGCAACCGGCAGTCGAGGATAAAGAGGCCGTCGAACTACACAGACATGCTTTCCGGCTGCGAGCAGCGCCGGTTGATGCGTTTCTAGGCATTCATCATCTCCAAAGAAAAAAGGCCCCGCGGATTGCGAGGCCATTGATGTGTGCTGCAAAATCACAGGAATGCTTAGATGTGTTCCTACCAAAGGCCACTTTGCTGCCGATCAAGTAGCGCGCGTACAAGCGCGGCCGGTTTGCCAAAGGCGGCGGGCGCCCCGTTCTGTCCGCGGCGATCGTCCTTCGCACCCCGCGGGTCAAGATCCGGCCTCGGCGTGGGAATGGGCACGTTGGCCGGCAGCGACGGGACGGCATGCGCGGCCGCCTTGGGCTGTGCCGCGATTGCCGCTTCAATCATGCTGTCCGGATAAAGATCGCCCGATGTTCCCTGCTCCTGAGTGATGAGGGCGCGAAGGAAGTTCTTTGCCATTAACGGGTCAGTCAGGCGAAGATCGTCGTCAGGGTCGATGCCCATCGATCGCGCGATATTGGCGGCCGCTTCGAAAGCGCCGGGTGTCCAGCCGCCGTCTCCAGCGATGATCTGATTCGGCGTCAGCATGCCTTTTCGATACTTCCTCATGACCTGCCAGAAATTGTGCTCCATGCCAGCTTCCGGCGTGGCATAGACGACTTGTCGGTCGCCCTGGTCGGTGTTCTCGGAAGGGCCGATGATCCCTGGCCTTTGCTGGCCGACGTATTTGAGATTGGTGGGATTGTTGTTGCGCATGCCGGCCGGCAACTCGGCGCGACGAACGGGATCGGACAGAATGGTTTTAAGCTCTGTCCCATCGTTTGCGGATGTGGCCGCGCCACCGCTCGCGGCCGGCGCAGCGGGCTGTCCCCGACGCTCTTCCGTCGTCACCTGTGGATCGCGATATCCCGGTCTCAGCGTCGGAATGGGGCCGTTATCAGGCAGCGGAGCGAACGTATCGTCGCCAGGCTGTTCGGGCGCCATCGGCTGGTCGCGACGATAATCCGTCGTCACCATCGGGTCGCGATAGGGTCTGGGCGTCGGAATAGGTATGTTGGCCGGCGGAGCGAAGGGGTCGGCGTCCGGCATGCCGATGGACGACGGATCGATACCGCCGACGCCTGCGGTCTGGAACCCCGGCAGGAAGCCATTTGCTATCGCCAGCCGGCGCGTCACCTCCTTGCCACCCGGCTTATCATAGTCGGCAAATTGCCAGGCTCTGTTCATCAGGCTTTGCGCTTCCTCGACCGATCTTGCGCTGTTCAGCCTGGCGATCAGCCGAGGGTCCTCCTGCAGGAAGAACTCGGCCTGCGTCTGCGGGCTGATCGCGCCCGGCTTTTCGCCTTTGGTGGCAGCAAAGTTATAGAGCTTTTGCAGGCGGGTATCGCGCCACGACATGATGCCGCCGGAGGTGCCTTCCTTCCCGCTCTGACTCGGGTCGGACCAGGAGCTGTTGGCTCGCTTGGACGAGAAGCTGCTTTCGGACTGGCCCGTCGAAGCAATGGCGGCCAGGGCATAGGGGTTCGAGACCTTGGTCTTCACCGTGCGCATGAAGCCGTCATAGACATTGCCGTCGACGGGCTGGGCGGCCGATGCCGCGGGCGCGCGGTACGCCGGTCTCGGCGTCGGAGCGGGGCCGTTATCAGGCAGCGGAGCGAACGGATTGTCGCCAAGCTGATTGGCGGTCGCCAGCGGCTGTTCAGGTCGGTAGTCCGTCGTCACCATCGGGTCGCGATAGGGCCTCGGCGTCGGGATAGGCACGTTGTCAGGCAGCGGGCCGAAGGGATCGTCGCCGGGCTGAGCGGCTGGCGCCATGGGCTGTTCGCGGCGATCATCGGTCGCTACCAGCGGGTCGAGATAGGGTCTCTGCGGCGGAACAGGCCCGTTGTCAGGTAGCGGAGCGAAGGGGAAGTCGCCTGGCTCGCCAGCCGGGGCCGCGCTACCGCCACCGCCTGCCAACTGCTCCTGCCGGCGGATCGCCAGTCCGCCCATGAGTGCCTGGACAAGACGCGCAGCCCCTTGCCAGGGGGATTGTACCGGGCCTGTCTCCAGGCCCTGCTCCAGCATGGCGTGGGCCAGCCGCTTGCGCTGGTCGCTGATCTCGCCCTGCGTCTTGCCGGTATCGCCGCTGAAAATGAATGACTTTAATGACATGAGCCCACTGCCCTTTCGTAATCGACGCGGTCGAAACCGTCTGTTCGAACACCGCGTTCGGATGAATCTTGCGCACATCGGCGGACATCCGGCCGATCTGGGTCGGGCCGCAGTCCTTTTTCGGAAGGCATAGACCGGCAGGCCGCTATCCAGCGTGCGGACGCGCCTGATGCCTTGCTTCAGCCGCCGGTCCGGCGCGCTGGTCCGCCGCCGAAGAGCAACGACAGGAAGCCGGGAGAGGTCGCCGCGGGAGTGGAAAGCGCAGCCGCCGGAGCGGCGATCCCTGCGGCGCCACTCGCCTGCTGCTCCTGCCGCTGCTGGCGGATCGCCAAACCGCCGAGCCCGCCCTCGGCAAGCCGCGCGACCCCTTCCCACGGGGATTGGATCGGGCTCGTATCAGTGCCCTGCTGCAGCATGGCGTAAGCCAGCCGCTTGCGCTGGTCGCTCAGGTCACCCTGCGTCTTGCCGGTATCGCCGCCGAATAAGAAGCCCATTACACCACCGCTTTTTCGTAATCGACGCGATCGAACCCATCGGCATCTTCGAACACGGATTCCGGATGAACCTCGCGCACATCGTCCGACATAAGGCCGATCTGCACCGGGCCGCCCTTCTTGTACCGGAAGGAGTAGACCGGCAGGCCGTTATCAAGCGTGCCGACGCGCCTGATGTTCTCTTTCAGCCGCCGGTCGGATCCCATCGCCCAGCCGCCAAGCAGCGACGAGCCAAGGCCGAACAGACCGCCCATCGCCGCATTCGACTTAGCTAGCTGCTGATTGTACTGGCCCATCTGCTGATTGTAGTTCTCGTTGATCAGCCCGGCCTGGTCGACGGTCGGCAGTTGCGTCGTCGGCGTGTTGACATAGCTCGGCTGGTGGACCTGCGAGCCCGACATCAGTGCCGAAATCTCGTTTAGCGGCTGGTTTCGCTCGGTCAGGATCGAATTCTGGGCATTCGAATACATGTCGCCGAGATACTGGTCGGAGGCGGCCTGCTTGCGTGTCGAAAAATCGCGCAGCGCATTGTCATAGGCGGCCGAGCCCATCGAGATGCCCTTGTCGGCAAGGGTCTGATCGAGGCTCGCCTGATCGCGGTCCCACTGGTTGTCGAAGCCGGACTGCCAGTGATCGTTGACATATTTGTCGACATTGCCGGCGCTGAGGTCGACATTGGTGCCGAGCACGCCCGAAATCTTGCCGGTCTGGTCGTTGGCGAGCCTGGCAAGGCCGAGCTGCGTCTGCTGCGTCTGGTCGTAGATCGCCTGGTTCTCGGGCGAATAGGTCTGATAGGCCGAATAGGTCGGCAGCCGATAGGTCTTGCCGTTCTGGTCGGTCATCGTCTGGTAGCCGCTGACCTTGTATTCCAGCGAGCCGTCCGGCGTGTATTGGTTGGTGTGGCTCAGCCCCGCATTGGCGATGGCGGTGTCGACGTTGGTGGCCGTCTGTGCCGCTGCGGTCTGTGTCGGATCAGGCGCCTTCGGGGCCTTCGGCGTGGAGACCATAGGGAAAATCCTCTTTCATGATTGCGTAAAGCAGCGCGTCGCAGTCGCCGAAATAGGCCTGCTGGCGGCCTTCCAGCCGGGCGCCCAATCTTGCCAGAACCTTCTGGGATTCGGCATTGTCGGCGCGGGTCCTTGCGGTTGCGCGGCGGCAGCCGAGCTGATGCACGACATAGCGGAAGACCGATCGCATCAGCGCCAGCGTCAGCCGGTCGGCGGCCAGCGAGACCTCGACGTCATGCTCAGTCCAGACGTTGAAGACGAAGCCGGCGATGATCCGGCCGCGGTCGATATGGGCGAGCGTCGTGTAAGGCGGGTGGAAGCTCACGCCGATCCTGTTGCCGACCCAGGCCGCAATCTGCTCGCGCGGTTCGGAGACGATCAAATCGGCGTACCTTTTTCATAAAGCACCGAGCCGCCGACCACGGCCGCTTCCGAGACGGAACCGGATGAACCGGAGATCAGCGCCCGGATCGTCGGCGCCAGGGCCGAACCCGCACCGCCGGCGGAGGCGAATTTACGGACGAGCGAAATGCCGGGGAATTTCGCGACACCCCAGACCGCCGTTCCCCACTTCGCCGCCGTACTGTTCTCGATCGACGACAGAAGTGCCGTCGGAATCTTGGTCTGATAGTCGACAGAGATCCCGGCATACATCAGCGTGGAAACCCCGATCTGCGCCGTCACCCCCATCAGCTTCGAGAGCTTGGTCGAGAGGCCGTCGCCATAGCGGCTCCAAGCGCCGACCATCAGCGCATCGATCGCCACGCCATTGTCGTTGGCGCCGACCTCGGCCTCATAAACCGTGCCGTCGCCCGCCCCGAAGAACAGCCGGTCCTGCCATGTCGTCCAGCAGGAGGCGGGCATGCCGACAAAGCGGCACCAGGCCCCGGTTTCGGTGTTCATCACATATTGATAGGGGCCGAAGGAGGACGGCAGGTTGACGATCGCCATCTGCCGCGCCGGAAAGCTCGAAAGCTGCCACTCCTCAGAGGTCGTGCCGGTCGCCGCAACGGTCTCGCGCCAGGTCGGGCCGATCTTGGCGGTAATCGCCCCGAGGCTGGTCGCACCCCGATCGAGCTGCACGGCCTTGGTGATCGGCACGATACCGTCAGTCGTCATGATCGCCAGATCGGCACCGACCGACAGCAAGCATCGATCGGTGCCGAGCGGCCGGCCGAGCTTGAAGGTGCCGATCAGCCCCCAATTGGAAGCACTCGAAGGATCGGAACCCTGGAAGACGATCACCTCGCCCTCCGAGGAGATCAGCACCAGGCACTGCTGCAGGCCTGTCGAAACGGGAATGGTCCAGACATTGATCGCAATCAGCGTGCCGCCATATTTCATGTTGCCGCCGACCGGCAGCACCGTCGCCGTGCCGCTGACGGCGTCGGTGGCGAGATACCAGACATTGGTCGAGTTCTTCTCGATGAACCACAGACGCGAGCGATAGGCCGTCACCGCGATCAGCAGCGAGGCGTCCGGAATGCCCGTGATCATCGTCGAGGGAACGTAAGGTGTTGCGACCGCGCCCTTTTCAAGTTGCGCATTGGTGACCGTTCCGGACACGGTGACGACAAGCGTCCCGGCCGCCGGCGTGAAGGTGAGCGACACCCGGTTGGCGACGCCCGTTCCATCAAGCGTGCCGGCGAAGGCGCCGGAAAGGGTGACGGAGCCGGTGCCGAAGAAGCTCAGCGTATAGGCCGTGTTCCTGATGGCAACATTCTGAGTGGCGAGCGTTGCGGTGCCGACCAGAAAATTGTTCGTCCAGGCAGTGCCGTTGAAGAGCAGCGGCGTGTCGAGGCCGTTGACGAGGCGCAGAAACTCCTGGCCGGCCGGGTTGGTATATTGCTGCACCGACCAATGGGCGCTTGCCATGCCGGAGACGACGGGTGCACCGACGGCACCGCCCGCCGTCACGTCGAAGATCTTGTCGCCGGCGGCGGCAAACAGCCGGTTGCCGACGCCGGAATAGGGAATGACCGTCTGCACGTCGGCGCCAAGGCCGGTGGCGAAGGCGAGGAACCCGTAACGGGCGCGCACCCGGTTGGCCTCGGGAAAGAAGTTGTCGAGCTGAAAGGCCGCATCGGCAGGCATATCGGCCATCTCGACATCGGTTCGCCAGCCGCCGATCGGCGCGATCCAGTCTTTGCCTGGCGAAACGCGGCCGGTGCGCCCGTTTTGAGGGACAGGTCTGCGGGTCATGGGTTGGACACCGTGATCGTGCCGGGCCAATAATTTTCAGGCGCCTGCCCCCTCGCCGGCAGGGAGAGGTCGACGGGCGCTGCCGCCCGATCGGCGCCGATCGCGGCTTCCTTGGAGCGTTCGAAACTGGCGATCTCCTCGCCATAGTCGAGACCCTTGGCCCGCTTCCAGCGCCAGATCAGCGAGAGTTCGAGAAGGTCTTCGGGGAAACGGGCGGTATCGGTATCGTTTGCCCAATTCGCCGCATAGGTCGTCTCGCCATTCAGCGCCACCCAGAAGCCGGAAATATACTCATAAGCCATCGTCTCGCCTGCAGCGTTCGGGTGGATATCGAGCTTGCCGCCGGCCTTGCGCCAGATCTGCGGCACAGGGTTCGAATTGATGATCCTGTTGCGCTGCCAGGTCTGCGGCTCCACCGGCCCATTCAGCTGCCAGAGGCGCGAGGCATTCCAGATCTTCGAATTGGCGGCGAAGCGGTCCCAGTCGGCGGGCGGCTCGGCCGGCTCCGGGTTGGCGCCGGTCGTTGCGAATTGCCGCTGCACCATCAGCGTCGACCAGTCATGCTCGCGCATCAGGTCGCGGCCGGCGCGGGTGGAGAGGATGCGCAGCTGCATGATCTGCGGATCCGCCGAGGACATGACAGCCGTCGGCGGATCGAGGTCGATTTCCGCGCAGACATTCTGAATGATGGTCAAGAGCGACATGCGCGGGATCTCCGGTTCAGAGCAGCTGCTGTGGGCGTGGCGAGGTAGGTGAATTTGCTTGAGGGTTGTGCCGCGTGGCCCCCTCATCCGCCTGCCGGCACCTTCTCCCCGGCGGGTAGAAGGGAATATGCCGCAACGTCTCCGTCCCTTCTCCCCAGCGGGGGTCCGAAGGACGGGTTGAGACCGGTGGCTCAACCCAGGCAGAGGTGGCCCGAAGGGTCGGATGAGGGGGCGGCTTATATCAGCGCTTCGTCAGGCGCTTGTATCAGCGCTTCATCAGGCCGCCTGCCGGCTGCGGCCCTTGCCGCCTTCTTCGATCGCCTCGAAGCGCGAGGCCATCTCCCTCATCTGCTCCTGCAGCCGTGTCACCTCGTCTTTCAGCCGCTCGTTCTCGGCGGCAAAGGCCGAGGCGGCACTGGAGTTTTCAGCAGTGGCCAGATAGGCCCGGGCGGCGGCGACGAGCTCGTTCGCCCCCATGCCGATCTTCTGCTTGACGGTATCGGAGAGGGCTGCGAGCTGCTCGACGGTGTAGATATTGACCGCCTCCAGCTCCTTGATCTGGCTGGGCTTCAGATAGGGCCATTGCGCCAGCGGCGTGCCGGTCAGCTGCTCGCGGGCAGCCGCCCCTTCCTTGAAACGCTTATAGGCATCGGAAAAGCGCTGTTTGTCGTTGTCGGTCACCTCGCGGTAGACTTCGGTGTGTTTGTCGCCGGAGATGAAGATGCGGACGAATTCCTTGTCGGCGAAGATCGGCCGACCTTCCTTCTCCGTCAGAAAGGTCTGCTCGACCGGTTCGAGGCTGAAGGAGGCATAAATTCCGGTGTTGCTGTCGGACATTGTGTTTGTCTCGCTGTTGATGGCGGGGGAAATGAAATGGGCGTTGTACCGAGGATATGCTGCGCATGAACCGGCTGCCCAGTTCGTGCGGATGGCTGCCCCTCACCCTAACCCTCTCCCCGTTCTGACGGGGAGAGGGGACGTGCCCCGCAAGAAGTTAGTGGGGAACGGAGAGGGTGCGGCATATTCCCTTCTCCCCGCGCGCGGGGAGAAGGCGCCGGCAGGCGGATGAGGGGCACGCCACGCATAAAGAGGTTGGCGAAACGGGCGCTGAAACGCCCGTCGACGTCTTGGTTTAGTTCACCTTCGACAGGAACGGACGCATCAGCGTTGCCTCGAGCACGCCCGTCGCGGTGATAGTGATGCCGGTGCCGTTGGCGGTGGCGTTGGCCGAGAGGGTGATGCTCTGGACGACGCCGTTCGGGTTGTAGGTGATGCCCGAGATTGTCGTGCCGCCGGCAATCCCGGTGCCCGAGACAGCCGCACCGATGAACGGGCCGGAACCGGCGTTGAGGCCGGAAAGGCTGGTCAGCAGGTTGGAGCCGTTGACCGTAGTTGCGGTGAACGTCTGGTTGGCCGCCGCGAAGTTGACGTTGGCGATGGCCTTGGTGGTTGCCGTGGCGGATGCCGGGGCGCTCGCCTGGCCTGCCGTGGCGGTGGTTTCGGCAACGACGAGGGCGGCCGTTGCGGTTGCCACCTGAGACGGAGCCTGGCCATTGCGCTGCAGCCAGATGTAATAGGTGCCTGCTGCAAGGGTGATGGCACCGATCGGGCCGCCGGTCAGGGTCGGGGGCTGGGCGGCGCCGGAAAAGACGCCGCAGCGCTGGCCGACGACGGCAGCTGCCGTGGTCAGCAGCGAGGCGACATAATCCCTGGTCCACTGGAACCACTGGCCGGGCTGAAGGGTCGTCTGCGAGGCCAGCACCAGCTGGCAATAGACCCATTCGGATTCGCGGTCTCCGCCGGCGACAGCGCCGAGGGAGAAGTTCGGGCCCGGAATACCGGAGCCGGAAACGATCGGGCCTTCGACGACGAACGGGTTCGCGCCAAGACGATCGGACTGGATTGATGCGACCGACATTTGCTTTTCCTTTCGTTGACGATCAGGCGAACAACACGCCCTGCAGGAAGGCGTTGTTCATGGTGAGGTTGCCGGCGAAGCCCATGAGCTGCACGAAGGCATCCTGGTTGGTGTTCATGCGCTCGTCGCCGATCGGCGCCATGTCGCGGTCGCGGTGCGGGCGATAGAACAGGTACTTGGTGTTCAGGAAGAACATCTGATTGAGCGGCGCACCGCCGCCGAAGCCGCCGTCGAAGATCACGTCGGCGCCCATGTATTGCAGCGACTGGAAGCCCGCCATGCCCTTGTCCGCCGAGGTGATGCGCTGGATTGCCTGCAGCGATTCCCAGTAGAGGCGGAAGAAGTTGTTGTCGGCGACGACAAGGTCCGGCGCGTCGGAGCCGCGAACGCAGGACATATAGAGCCGGTTCATGTAGCTCTGGATGTTGGCGTTCGAGGCCGCCGCACCGCCGTCGGCCGAGGCGGAGAATTTCTGGTTGCGCCAGAAACCCCAGGTGGCGCGCGAAATGCCGCCGACGGTGCCCGATGTCGGAGAGGTCGAGATCAACAGCTGCAACCCGCCGATCTGACGCCCGCCATCGGCCGTGCCATCGGAATAGCAGTCGAGCGCGATGTTGTTCTTCAGCGTCGTTTCGGCGTTTTCGATGCGCTGCTCGAGCAGATCGAGGATCGCATCCTCGCCGGAGTTCTGCAGCTGTTCGAGGCCCGACATGGAGACGGCGACCGCGGCCTGCTTGAGGTCGTATTCGGCAGCGGTGATGACGTCGGAGGGTTGGACGTTCAGGATATCGTAGCCGGAATAGCGCTTGAAGGTGCTGTTTTCCTGGTACTGCAGTTCCTGAACGATGGTGCGGCCGCCGGAGATGGGCTTCTTGCGGCCGCGGCTGTTCAGACGGGTGAGAAGACCATTGTTCTTCGTCACGTCGTCGGCGACCGTGCCGCTGCGGTTGCGCAGCGTCGTGGTCACGATTTCAGAGAGGTTGGGCGAAATCGGCATTGATCATTCCTTTGATCAGACTTGACCGCGCGAAAAACGCATGGCGTCGCGCAGCGAGTCTCGGATTGAGGTGGGCTGGCCTCTTGCCGCATCGCGGGTCGGGCCCGGCGCGGAAGATCCAGAGATGGATCGCGAGGCGCGGCGGGCTTGATCTGCCGCTGCTGCCCTCTGGGCTTGCTGTTCTCGAACGGGTGCCGGCGCAGTCTGGCTGATCAACTGCCGGCGAATGTCCGGGCGCATCCAGCATGCGGCGTCGTAGGCGTCCTGAAGCGACGATGCCCGCCCTGCATTGATAAGGGCGATCATGTCATCAAGCACGTCATCGGCGTGCGCGTTTGCCGGGTCGGAAAGGAAGGCATCGACTTGAGTTTCGGTGTCCCTTTTCCGCAAAACATGTTCGACCGTCGCCTCGACGTTGACGTGTCGCGGCTGCGGTCCTCCTTGCTGTGATCCGGCCTGCTGCGAACTCCGCTGCAGGACGTGATCCATCTGGCCATTGACCAGGGCATGAAGATTGACCCCGGCCATCCTGGCGACGTGAACGACGGTGTTGACGGGATCGTGGATGAGCGCTTTTTCCCAGTCGATCGCCCGGCGCATGACATCGGCATGGGTCATGCCGGCCTGGCGGATGAGCGGCGTGAACTCCTCGAGCCCCTTGTAATCCTGCAGGACGCGGAAGCCGTTATCGACCTCCTGTTCCCGCTTGGTAATCGCCGCCTGCACTTCCCCGGGAAGGGTCGCGAATTGCGCCTTGGCTTCCGCCGACCAGCCGGGCGGAACCCGGCTGCCGATGGCTGCCTGATGTTCACGGGTCTGCATCTGGGTCTGGGCTTGGGGCGTTTGCTGGGCGGCGTTTGCCGCGGGCGCCTGCCCTGCCCTCGCCGCTGCGGCTTGCTCCTGCCCCTTGGCCAGGAAGCGGCGGTTTTCCCCGTCGCGCGGCTGGCCGGCGATATCGCCTTCGACGGTGTCGATCGCCGCCTTCAGGCTGTCGCGGATGCTGACTGGCTTTTCGTCGAACGCGCCAAAATCTTCGCTGCCGTTGCCGGCCTCGTTCAGGTCTTCCATGTCCATGTCGGAAACTTCCTTTGTCGGGGATTGATGCCCGTAAAAACAAAAGGTTAGAGCGGTTTTTTCTAGGGGTTGTATTCGGCATAAACCCGCCGCAGCTCCTTGCGGATCTCGGTGCGATCGGTCTTCGGCTTTTCGATCGGCTGCGGCTTTTCGTTGCCGATCTCGACCACGCCGGCCGCCCGGTAGGCGGAGCGCAGCTTGGCCTTCGAGGTGTAATGCCTGCCGTCATGCATCGACTGGATATCGATGCTGTCGCTGACGAAATGCGGCGCCGGCAGATCGGACTGCGCCGGGTTTTGCGCCGGCATGCAGTTGTGCGGCCATTTGTCGAGCGCGTGCCAGCCGCCGCAGACGCGGCAATAGCGTTCTCTCATCTTTCACTCCGTTCACTGATAGGCGGGCTGCTGCGCCTGGAACTGCTGCAAGGCCTGCGCCGCCGCCTCACCGCGCGCCTGCTCGACTATGGCGCGATGCTCGATCTCGGCTTGCGCCACACCAAGCTCGGCCTTCCGCTGCTCCGCACCGGCCTTCACCTCTGCCGTTTTCAGCTTGATCATCTGTTCGGCCGGCGGCTCCGGCGGTGGTTTTGGCGCGGTGGCCGCCTCGGAGAGCTGGGCGCCGACCTGCTCCAGCGTGCTTTCGAGCTGGCGGCCGGCCCTGAAGCCGCGGGCGGCAAAGAGCAGCGTCTCGACCATCACGGGCACCAGCATCGGGTTCTGCTGCGCCATGGCGCCGGCCTGCTGCAGGAAGCCGCCGATCATCTGCACGAATTCCATGCGGCGCTGCTTTTCGGCGTCCTCGTCGGGCTCGATCGTCGAATCCGTTTCGATGTCGATCTGGAAGCCACGAATGCTGTCATTGCGCAACAGCTGCACGACCTCGTCGATCGTCGGCTGCTGCATCATCTGCTCAAGCTGCGGCGGCATCTGCGGCGGCGGCGGTGCGGGCTGGCCCATCTGCTCGGCACGCGCTGCTGCCTGCTGAGCCGCCATCTGCATCTGCTGCATCTGCATTTGAACCTGCTGCTTCTCGGCCATTGTGGGAAGCTTGATGCCGCTCACCAGCATCAGCGTTTCCGGCTGGAACTGGTCGCAGATGATTTCGCCGGCAAGCCGGATGATGTCGCGGGCGAAGCGGGCAAGTTCGGACTGGCGGTCGCGGATGCGGATCGAGCCCCACTGGCTCTTGATGCGCTGCGCCGTCGCCGTCTCGGACGCCTGGGTATCGCCGCGGACGATGTCGGAGATGCCGGTGATCTGGTAGACGTCCTCGATCAGCTGCTTGCGGGCCTGGATGCAGGCGATGATGACCTTCTGCACCTCGTCGATCGGCAGCGTCACGATGGCTTTCGAGCCGCCCTTGTCGGTGAAGGCCGCCCATTCCGGGATCGGCACCATGACGGTGTCGTTTTCCGGCCGCATCGCCTTCTCGATCGCCGGCGAGATCGCGCCGTCGCCGGAGGGATAGAACACTTTCAGGCGCAGCTGATCGGTCAGCTTGTTGACGCGCTTCGTCAGCAGATCGATCTCGTCGCATTGCTGCTGATAATAGACATAGTCGGGAACCGGGATCAGCGAGCTGGTCGACATCGTTCCATAGGCCGGGCGCGGGCAAGGCCAGAAGTGGGTGAGATCCAGCGGCGGCTCCGATACTTCGAGCGCCACGGGCGCGCCGTCGGCGATCCAGACGGTATAGTTTTCGCTCTTGCACCAGATTTCCCAGACATGGGTCTTGCCTTCGTTCTCGGCGCGCTCCGTCTGGCTGGAGCCCTTGTTGCTGCCGGCACCCTGCGCCTGGAGCGATGTCACGGCGTCAGAGCCGAACCGCTTCTCCATCTCCTCGTCGGTCATCGGCACGCGCCGCGCCACCCATGTCACATCCTTCCAGCGGCGTGCCGGCGAGTGCAGGAAATCGGACCAGTGCACATAATCGATGCAGACACGCTCGTCGCTGATCGCCTCGGGCGGCGCTCCGCCATCCTCGCCCATGCCGCCGGGCAAACCCGCGGGCAAGCCAGCGGGGAGACTCTCGGGTAAGCCACCATTCGCCGGCGCGTCGGAAGGTTGGACGCCCATGTCGAGCGGCTCGAAATCAGCCTCGTAGCGCAGCCACACCGTGCCGCGGGCGCAAAGCAGGAAATCGTCGCGCACCGCCCGCATGATCGAATCGATGTCGGCTTCGTCGCCCATATAGGCGAGATTGCGTTCGACCAGTTCCGAGGCCATGCGCGCCACCGGCTGAGCGTCCTTGAAGCGGCGCTCGACGACGGGCTGCGGCACACGGGCATAGACGGCCGGCTGCAGCACTGAAGTGTTGGCCCAGAGCATCGGAAACCTTCGCTTGGCCGCATTCGTCTGGTCGGACTGCTGGTCGAGATAGATCTTCTCGATCTTGACGCAGCGGTCATGCCAGGATTTGAAATAGCGCTGAGCCCGCTCGAGCTCCTGCTGCCACCGGGCGCCGACCTTTGCCAGGTCCCATTGCTGCCCGCCCTCCAAAGCCGTTGTTTCGTCTTCCATCAAACACGCTCGCTATATGCAGGGGTGGAATCGGCAAATTCGTTGAATGTCATCGTCTGGAAGGTCGGGAGTGCCTTGGCTTGCGGCTTCAGCGGTTCGGGCGCCAAGCCGGTGAAGATGATCGCCAGACCCCCGAAAGCATCAGCACCGTGCGAGGCCCAGTTGTGCAGCGGCTCGTCGCGGAAGACGCTCAAATCCTCGTCCCAGTCCTTGCGGTAATTCCGCAGGCACTTGATGCCCTGGATGCAGCCGGCCTGGTCGAACTCGATCTTTGCCAGGATGCGCCGCGTGCCGTTGATCCGGTCATGGACATAGGCGCGCTCGATCTTGCGGACCGTGCCGAGACCGCGGGCCTTGACCTCTCTCAGCATCACTTCGATGCGGGTCATGCCGCCGCGCGTCCATTCCCTGACCTTGATGTCATGCGGCATGTTGTGGACGCCGTAGACATAGCCGTGCTCGGCGCCGCGTCGCTCCAGCTCGTCGAGCATGCCGTCCATGCCGGTGCCGGTATGCTCGAAATAGCCGATCATCCGCACACGGCCGGGCAGCACCTGAAACAGCCAGACGCTGTTGGTATCGTCCATGCCGATGTCGGAAATGGTATGGACGGGATAGCCATCCGCATGCTGGAAGACCCCGATCCGCTCTTCGGCATCGGCCACCGCCATCTGGTCGGCGTAATAGGCGCCCTCGACGCTCGCCTCGAAAGCTTCGGCCGGTGTCGAGGGATATTCGCGCTTCATGTCGCCGAGCTGGGTTTCGGCCTTCTTGACGTACCAGGCCTTCTGCCCGTCCGTCAGCGTGATGCCCTGGTCGGCCAGGTTGCGGAAATACTTTGCGAAAGCATCGGTGATGATGACGCCTTGAGGCGCGATCGCATATTGCGGTTCCTTCCACCAGGGGAAGAAATGGAACTTGAAGTCCAGCTCGGTAAGCTTCGCCGCCTGGCGCTGCTTGACCTGGCCATCTTCGCAGAGCGCGTAGAAATGCCCTTCCTGGCCCTCCGCCGTGCTTTCGACGAAGACCAGCTGGCCGGCCTGCACCGTATTCAAAGCGCCTGTGCGGACTTCCCTCGCCTTGTCAGGATATTTCGCGCAAAGCTTTCCATATTCGGAGATATGAAGATATTGCAGCGTTCCCGAGCGCAGCGAGGTTCCGACACGGATGCTCGAATTATTGCCCAGCAGCAGTTCGGTCTGGTTGGCCCTGACGACAGGCACGGCGTTGCGGATACCGTCAGGCAGATTGTCATAGGGATATTTGATCTTGTCCCGGAAGATCGTCTGCACGTCGCCCAGCGTATGGGCGATGGTGCCGGCGCGGATATCCCGGTTGAAGACGCAGGCATCGAGCATGAAGATCTGAATGAAGGTCGTGAGACCCAGCTGGCGGGCTTTCAGCAGCACGTTGAGGTAATGCATCTCTTCGAAAAAGGTCATCTGCGTCCAGTTCATCTCGAACCTGACGCGTTTGCCTGATTTGTCGGTGATCCAGTAGAGGTTGTTCAGACGCCAGCGCCAGTCGGAAAACTGGTCAACCGCCGTTTGGAAGTCCGCGCGTCTTGCCATTGATATCTTCCAGCAATTGCGAAACCTCGCCGGTGACAACGCCATGGTCGGGCTCGACCTTGGAACCGTATTTCTTCGGCCTCAGCTTCTCGGCGACCCATTGACGGGTGGCGATGCGGAGCTGCGACCGCCGGATGGCCTCGCCATTCTCCTGCCAGCCGGTGGTCTCGCCGGCGGCGTTCTTCTTTTCGATCCAGTCGTCTGCACGATCATCGGCAATCTCGACCATCTCGTCGACAAACCCATCCGCCTGAATCTCGCGCGCCAGGGCGTATTTGACCCGAAAACCGGCCTTGTCGTCATCGGCGAGCCAGGACAGCACGCTCGACATCGCCGGCATCTCTTCATCCCGGCAGATCGACCGCAGGCTTTCCCTGTCGGCGATGCGCTCGCAAATCCTGTCGGCAATCGCCTGGGTGAACTTGATGGGTCTGCCCATGAGGCGCCGCTTCTGGAGGGTTCTAGAACAGCGCGACGATGTTGGAGGCCGTGGTCCCGGTCAGCGCCACGATGGCGGCGTGAACCGGCAGGATCGTCCCGGCCGGCACGCTCTTGAAGATGACCGGATCCATGTCCCGACGCGGCGCAATGGCAACATCGCCCGCCGTGCCGATATAGAGCGCGCGCGCACCGACAATGGCGCTATCATTCGGCGTCACCATTGCGGCCCGCGAGGCCGGAGCAATCGAAGCGTCCAT